GCCTCTTTTTGATCCTCAATAGAAGGTGATCTAACACACAATGTAACTTCTTTATCCTCTATAGTACTTGTAAAAGTCTTGGTTTTCATAATCCGGTCCTTTCTTAATTTTTATAAAACTTATAATTATATTTAACAGTATTATTCAGATCTGACAAGCATTTTCTTAATTGATTATTACCATTATTAAGAATTTGATTTCTAACATCTTCCCATAATTCTCTATAGTCTTCTTCAACTTTTGTGAGTGGCTGATTTTCATCTTTATGTAATCCCCACAAATGCCCAAAATATTTTTCAAATTCAAAAAGAGCACCTATCATTGTGGTCTGAAATCTTTTAGTTAAAATATCCTGATTATTCATTTATTTTCCTCTATTTAAAAACTGTCTATTGGATTCCATTTGCAAGTTTCTTTGAACATCTGGTAAATTATTATCAGAAATTTCCTGTTTACTATTTAACACCACAGCATTTCTTTCATTTATAATATGTTTGGATCTATTATCATTCAAGTTATAAATATTATCAGCCTCTTCTTTTGAATCAGCCATTAAAAATACCTCTTGTGCATTACCTAAATTTTTACCATCTAAAAGTTTTTCTGCTCTGTTTTTATTCTTAATAGCCTCATTTTCTTTTCTTTGAGAGATCATCCAACCATCAAACATATCATCATCCTCAATAATATTATCTGATGGACAATCAGGATGATCATAAGCACTATCATACATTTTAGTAACAACTATCAAACTCTTTTGTTCATCTGTTAAATTTATACATCCTTTATTAAATATATTCTCTTTATTAGCAGACCAGTAGTTTCTCCAAATATCACTACGAGCAATTTGTTTTAATTTTGACATTTCAATAATGTTGTTATTGATAATAGTAGATATTTTATTTAGTATATTATAATCTGTTTCTTTTAAATTATTAAATAATAAACTACCATCCATATTTCTAATACTATTCACAAGAATATATTGATTTTTAAGTATGGTAGAGAATCCTTCTATTGTCAAATGATCCAATGAGTGTCTTGTTTCAGTATTTTTATAATATGCTTTTTTAATATTGCTAAGAGTTTGTCTTAAAGATTTAACTTTGTTTGGATTGAGAGAACTTTTATAAAGATCAACTTTATAATCATCAATCTCTTTTTCCATATTTTTTAACTGTTGATCACCTCTGGGATTCCAAACACCAATATCAGTTAAAATATAAACTATTTCTTCTTCTTTGATCCAATTATTAAATTTATTATTTTCATATTCCTCTTTAGCATACAGTTCAGCTTCATATTTAATAGAAATATCTGGATATACTAGTTTATATCTAGTATTATTATAATTAAAAATATAGAATCCAGATAATATTCTAGATAAATACAGACCGATATCTTTATTATCCATAATCCAGGTCAATATCCAATTTCTTGAATTTAATTAACTATCAAACACCAGCCGTTAAACTACTGTAATAGAGACCACCAGTATGAGCAACTGCAAAATCATTGAAGTTTTGATAGCTATATGTCACAGTAACATTACCACCAGCAGTATCACCACCAGTATAGTTAACACTAGTAAGCTTATTCTTCTGACCTAAACCAATTCTTGTGCCTTCGCAAGTCTCAAGGAAGATTGTCTCATTCTTGAGATTAAATCTATTAGCACATGAATCTGTACTATCATTAGCAACTGTGGGGCTGGCTTCTGTGCCAGTATAGTAACCCTTAGCTGTAGCATTTACCCATTCACCACTTACTGACATAACATCAAAGTCACATGTTACTGCAACTGGGAAGTTGATGTAACGATAGTATGGTTGCCTTGTTCCTAGTTCATAGATACTCTCGCGTCCCATATTGCAACTGACTTTGATACTCTGGAAGTGAACAGCATAACCACTAGTTGAACTGATGGATGTATTAACACCAGTACCATCAATACCTGGGATTTGCTTTGGAAATCTGCAATTTGCCATTGTGAGATGCTGTCTGCGATTCACACCCTGAGTAGAGGCTGGACTATCATTGTTATTAGTAAATGATCCAGTGATAGCTGTTGTGCTCCAGATCTTATCATTACCAACTAGAGTAACGTCTTCTGTAAAATTACCATCAATTGGGAATGTGTAACTTACTGAACTCACATACATACCACTGCAACTAACAACAGCTAGTGAACCATTCTTAGCACTAGTTAGAGTGTCAGGATAAATAGCTAATTGCATATCTGTACGAGTATTAGCACGACCAGCAAGATCAGCACTAGTGGCTGTTAAGCCTGTGCTAAGTCCTGTGCCTCTTTCTGTTGCTAATACATAAAGTAGTGGATAACCATCTAGAACTTTATTTAGTGTTACTTCAATATCTGGAACATTTTCAAAGTTCTGATAGAGAGATAGTTGACCCATCTCGTAAATCTGAGCAAGATTAAAATTGGTTGTGATACCAACTGTCTGTAGACCGTGAACGGCTACTGGTGATCCAGCAATACCACTTCCGGGTTGACCAGCAGCATTGAGACCAGTACCTAAACTTACTTGTTGAATTGCATAATAAATACGATTATTGGCCATAATTATTCTCCACTACAGATTGTTGTAAAGTAATGATATAAGGATATGTCTTACTAATAGATACACAAAAAACACAAATTATACAGAAATAATCTCAAGGGTGACTCTGGCTTCGCCTTGATGAAAGTTGTGGTGAATAGAGTCAATTTCAACAAAGTCCACATTTTTAATCCAACATTTTCTCCACAAATATCTACATAATAAATCAGGATACATTAATGGATTAACTGTAAGATCGCCGTTAGCATCTAATGGGAACAAATTATCTTGAGAAATTTTATTAGTATCATATAATGCTATAGTGGCATCTTGTTGTGATCTTATTATATCTAATAATTTATTTCTATCATTTTTATTTTCAGCTAATATACGAAATGATAAACTTTGATCAATTATTAAGGCATTTGACCCAATTTCATAAGGTCTTTGTCTTGCTCGTGGTAATGATTCTATCATAATAGCTGGTAATTGAACTCGGTGATTGCCGCCAATTGACCAATTTCCATCATTAATTTGAGTTATATCAGGATTATCTGTTTGTAATGTTGCATATTGAATAATATTAAACCATGGATTATCACTAGCTCTATAGGTTTGCACATATCTATAACTATAATTAGCTTTAACACTAGATCCTGTAGCAATAGGATTGTTAAAAATTACTCTACCCAAAGGGTAGTCTACAGTAAAATTACCACTTGGATATGAATTAAAATTATTATTAACATATACTCCACTAATCCGTATTGGACTATTACCATTATAACTAACACCACTTTCCCACACCCATTCCTTGCGAATACCCTGCCAAACTTGACCATAACTATAATTATCATCATCAGTTAATAATAATGTACTATAAGGATGCAAAGAACTATGAATAGCACCGCTGTATGCTATCTGAGCATCAAACCAGCCGCCTATACTTAAAAAACACCAGTCTAAATACATTTTAAAATTAGATTCTATAATATTTAATAGTAAATCATCAGAAATACTATTTACTGCCTTAAATGTTGTTAAATAATCACATATACTCATATTTGACTCGCTTTATTAAGAACGTCTTGAATATCTGATTCTGCGGAGTCTAGTGCTCGTGTTATCCAATTATCATTCAATGTACCAGCATACTGGGCTGGAACTTTCCAACTACGATTTTTATTTTTTCTCATCACAGCATTACCAGTTCTAGAGTGTGAACTAGCTCCAAAAATAACTTCATGAGATGGTACTAAAACTTTAGTGCCTTCTGTTAATAACCATTCTAACCAAGGTAAAGAATATCCTTTAGCATCTCTTATTATAGCATATTCTGAATAAATAACATCATCAAAATCTACTCTAATCATACTAGCACTAAAATTACTTATTATTTTATTATTTGTGATACCTGGCGCTTTATAGTCATAAACAATATTATTCATCCAAATATTTAATAATCCAGTTAATTTTTGATTAACATCAGGAATACCAAGTTCAAATTGTAGTTGACCACCACTTAAAGCTTGATATTCTGGTGATGATACTATAGTATTTTTAACTACTTCTGGTAAATTAATTTTAATATATTTCATAACATTATTCATATAATCTGTTACTTCTGGTAATAATGCAATTAAAATATATCTATTAATTGTTTGACTATTTTCAATAAGTTTTAGATTAAGTTGCATATAATAATCCTAACCACTGTTTTTCTTCCACATAGATACTAGATAATTATTATCTCCTAATCCACAAGGAGTTGGTTCAGCATACAATTGAAACTTAGGAAAATAGTGATCACTAAAAGGATAAACTATAGACATATCTTTAGCTTGTCTTAAATATTGTAGATCAGATTTTTTACCAATACATTGTACAAAACCATTTGGATTTTCAATATTATCAGGCGTGGTGATCCATTGTTTATAGTCCCAAATTACAGCCATATAAACACTCAGAGTACTTTCATTACCAATATAACCAGCACCATTACAATATGGACACAACATACCCAAAGCAAATGGAGTTGGTCCACCATTTTTATATTTTGATGCTGATTTTTTTAAATTAACATCATAAATACAATTTGGACAGAGATCTCTTTTTGTAACACCAAAATTTAATCTACACTCGCTAGATAATCCATTATTTGCTAGCATAGAATCTATCTGAGCGTTATAAACACTTCTTAATGCATTAAAATCAACCATAATTTTACCTTATGCGTAAAAGTCGTTTGTGGATGTGCTTCTGAACGCACCGCGCAATAGGTATCTTGGATCAAAGTTATTACCAACAAATGGACCAAGAACAGCTCTAACAACAGCAGTATTACCTGTTTGATATTCCATTCTCATTCTATTATAGAGTGAGCATGGGCCTTCTTCTAATAATACTTGATAGCCTCTTAAATTACCTTGTATAGCTAAATTAGCAGATGCTAAATTTGTTCTAATGCCTTCATTAACTGCTTTGGTTCTATAGGTACTTTCATCAGCAATACAAGAAGCCTTTAAAACAACAAGATTAGTAAATGCATCATCAAGAGTTGTTGTGTCAGTAGGATCAGGAGTTAAACCAGATGTGGCAAAATTAATAGTATAATTTGTACTAAATTTAACATCTTGTTCAACATATCTAGCGGCTACTAATATTAGTTGCTGTAATCTGCCATCAGTATAAGTTGGTGTGGCACTCAAATCATTAATTAAAACACGAGTCATAGTGGTCATTGTGTCTTGCCATGCCATAAATTAATCTCCAGATTGTATATTTATACATACACCTAACAAAAAAGGCCGGCCACTAGGGCCAGCCTCTTTTGGTTTAACATGCTTTGTAGATCACTATCAGATACTGCCGAGTAGTACTCTACGGTTATCAAGAACAGCGAAGCCCTGTTCGGCCCAACCATAGAAGCCTGCTCTCTTCTGACGATGAAGAGTATCGTCTTCGAAGATTTGAACTTCTTGACGAACTGGCATAATAAAGGAATCGCGTCTGCGAAGATCAAGACCTAGTACAACTTCTTCCTTACCTGATGGTAGAGCACCAGTTAGGGTGTTTGTGTAGAAGGTTTGATATTGCTGACCAACACCAAGTTCGTCACGATCATGTAGATTGATGCCGAATACACGGTTTAGTGTACCATCACCAGCAACATAGATCTCACGACGAGTGATTTCATCTACCTGATCTAGACCCCAGTTACGAATATCTTCCATAGCTTCTGGGGAGATATAAAGATCAGTTAGCATACCACGATTCTGACTTGCAGAGTTACCACCGCCGTTACGACGCATAACGGTCTTCATTAGACTTACTAGACGCTTGGTGAATTGACCTTGTGTGGCATCGTTGTCATAAACAATGATGTTACGGTCAACGCCAGCGGCTAGTAGTGTGTGCCAGCCGTCATCGTTCATTTTCTTGACGAATTGGGCTTCGAGAACTTCCATAGCACGACCAACAACGTCCCAACGGGCATCGCGGGCATACTTTAGAAGATAATCGATACTAGCGCCAATGTCATAGGTTGGAACCATGACGTAATCGCCTTCAACGTGACGTTGTGGAATATAACCATGGTTTGGAATGGTATAAGCCACAAAGTCTTTTTCGGTGCCAGGAGCAACGAAGTCAAGTGGAAATTCTGGAGTGGCACTTTGAGCAAGTTGGATTGGCTCGAAAATGTCATCAAGAATATCACCGTTCAATACACCCTTACGAAGAGGAAGCTCTAGAGCCTTTGCAAACTCGTGGTTTGCGGCCATTGCTTCTTCTTTATTTACTGAACCAGAACGAACAAGAAGATCTGTTAATTCTGGAGTTGCTTCAAATCTATTATTGGACATATTTTTCTCCCTTATGATTATCTGATATTAATATCTACTTTTGCATAACCGTCGGCATCTTTGGAACTCAAGAAGGTGCCTACTGGAACGAAAGCACCACCAACATATTGACCACTAGCGGTACTTGTTAGGTTACCAGTAGAGTCATAATATGCAGGATTACCAGCAGTTGGAGTTCCAGTGATATTGTTAGTAGTAACTTGACCTCTACGGAGTAGAGTTACCTTACTACCAACCTGAACCTCGTCTTTGTGCCAATTGATGTGCTGTCTAGTTAGGTCATAGTTAACAACATCATTTAGCAATAGACCACCTGGATTGGTGCCAGATGAAGTTGTGCTTGGATAAGCAACAACAGCCTTAGCATCATCCATACTTACGCCTGAGCCACTTGTGCTAATTACTACGATACCACCACGAGTAGCGGTTGTACCCATAAAAAATGAAATATCTGTGAATGTTTCAACGCGATCTGCTTTTAAAGCCATGTTCATTCTCCCTTATTAAGTTTTTTACCTAGTCTACTATAAACGAAATCAACTAAGGCAGCTCTTGTGCTGTGTGATTCAATTTCTGTTTCACTGCCAACACTAAGATCAATGTCTTTCTCAACTTCTGCTGTTTCAAGAGCATCAGAAATTGTAGCAAATGGGTGTTGACTATCTTCTGTTTCTAGATTAGGATTAGTCTTAACTTCTGCTACCTTGACTGGTTTAACCGCAGCAACTAGTGTTGTAATAGCATCAAAAGATACATCATCAACATTCTCTAGTGTGTCGATCACATTGCTAACAACCTCAGAGTCTACTCCGCTCTGTACTAGAGCAGCAACTCTTTTCATTTTCTTTTCTTTTTTCATGGTTTCAGCAAGTTCTTTTTTCTTTTCTTCAAGAGCAGCATAAACACCAGCCATATCTTCTTTCATCTTGGTTAGTGTTTCATTATTCTTGATCATCTCTTCTTGCTGCTTGGCCATATCATTATTTTTCTTTTGTAGTTCTTCTTCTTGTTTTAGAAGTTCATCATGCCTTCTCTTTAGTTCTGCTTCTTTCTTCTTTAGTTCTTCATCATGCTTATTCATCATATCTTCAGCACTTGGAGTTGGAGCACCGGGCTGTAGAGCGCCTGGATAAAGAAGATCCAAACCAACCTTATCTGGTGTGAAAGCAACTTCTTTATCGGCTGTGTTTTCTGTCTCTAAACTCATTATGTTCTCCTTTAAATTAGCTTGATTTGAAAATACACCTACTTGTGAAAAAGACTCATTTTTTTCTTTATTAAGTTCAATATTTAGTACTTGTTTATCAAAATTCATATTGTCTTTAGTAAATATAACACTATCAGGATTAGCTGGCTTGCTTACAAACCCCTTACCAGAGAATGTTATATTTCTTAATACTCTACCAATTTTATAATTTTGGTGTTCGCCAAGACCACCATATGCTCTTAAGTGTTTTGTTAAGAATGCTGTTTCTGTATTTCTTGGTAATATTTTATATTGTGCAGTTGTTTTATTAATTAATCCATAATCAAATCCACTAAAAAAGCACTCCATACTTACATATTTATTTCCTGATTGTATTTCATTTATTAGTTGTGCAGTTCTGCCTTTAAGGTCTGTATCTGTAAAACCGGTATAGATAACTGAACCTGTTAGTATATGAAATTTTTCTGGTAAATCTTCAACGGGAGTATTTTCGTCAATAATATCTCCATTTGGCATGATTGGCCAATTAGACGTAATATGACCAACTATTACCGATTCATCATGTTCTAAATTTGTTGGTTTATCTTCTGGAGTATTTCTAGCTGCCCAAACCTCTGCTTTATCAAATATATCATCATTTTTATTCCAAGAACTTGTAACAAGAATGGATTGTGTATAATACAAATCTTTGTCTTCAATACCAGCAAGAGCCTTGATATTAATTTTTGAATGACGAGATTTTGGGGCTGGAGATTGTACTAATTGTGAAGCATAAACTATAGAAGCTTTTGCAGATAGGACTTGTGATAGGCCATCTTCAATTTCTTGTGGATAAATTTCCATAATTTGCCTTCTTAAAGTGTTATTCGGGAATATACACCGTTTTATACAAATAAGCTTTGGTATATTTAATTTCTTCTGAGGTTAATGACCTATTTATTTCATTATTAATTACTTTAATAAAATTTTTATAATTTATAAAATCATTATTAATATCAATACTATTTAAAGTATTGAGTTTAGACAAAACTAACTCTTCAGTTACTTCTTCAAAAGGCTCTAATGATAGTAGGATCTTAGTTTTGACATCTTCTGCTTCATCATATTCACTACTAGATAAGCTTCTCATATTTTTTTTATTATAAAATTCTAATAATTGAGGATTCATTATATCAGAAATTTTATCTTGAGATTCTATAGCCCAAATATTTAATGAGGCACCAGTTTGTGGACTAAACTTTTTAGTTTTTCTTTTTTGAGTATCTTTAACATTCTTTGGTCTTCCTTGTCCTGATACTCCAGTTGGCTGATTTTGATCTTGTGGAGTACCACCACCAAATCCGCCTACTTTAGGAGCGGCTGGAAATTCAGCTTTCATTTCAAGAAGATTAAGTTCATTTCTCTTTTTGGGTTCTAGTTCTAATCCCACTTGGCTTGGTGCTGCTATACCAAGTTGTAAAGCAATCTTTTTAAGACTCTTATCAAAATTAGCGTCATGATAAGGTCCAGCCTTTTTGGTCATACGATTAGTATCTCTTTCTGAAGATTCTCTATTAATTCTTGCTTTCTCAATATCTGGATCAACACCAAACATTCTTTGAATAAGTTCATCACTAATAATATTACGATCTGCTAATTGAATTAATAATGCTTTCTCAGCATCTTCATTACTAAGATCCATCTTATCAAATTCAATTTTAGCTGGATAGCGAAAGCCCATAGCTTTTTGAACTAGTGCAATCTCTTGTTTCCAAAAGGATGTTAGTGTTTTACGACCATACTCAAGTCTTTGAGTTAATGTTTTAAGACTAATAAAATTATTTGTAGTTCCACCACCGCCAAATGTTCCTGTTAGAGTTGGTGGAATACCAAGACCAGCATAAATAGCATTTAAATGTGGGATATATTTACCTTCTCCCAAGAATTGATGAACACTAGTTTTGCTCTCAATTAACTCAATATCTGGACCCCAAATAAGATCCATTGTGCCACCACCCACGTTATTACCAAGAATATTACTTAGTTTAGTGGCTGCAGATGCTGTTGGTGCAATCTTGTGTTCTAAACTACCAAGTTTAAAAATACGAATATTATTAATAGCACCATCAAGAGCTGTAACGTCAGCAAGTTTTAATTTTTCTACAATATTAATATCATCCATGATAGCATAGATCATTGGATATGCCCAACTCTTCCAATCATCTTTCTTATAATGAAATACTAAGGTTTTATCTGGATCCAGCATGTATGCCCTTTTCTGTCTTGCGGCTTCAATAATAGCTGGAGGTAATTGTTCAACAATTTTCTTTTCTGCTTCACTCTTAGGACTGTTAATAGTTTTGCGTAGAATAGGAGGTAAAACTATAGCATATGATTTATCTCCAACAAATGAAGATAATGCACCACCAACAACTTCGATGCATACAGGATCAATAAAAGTATATCTCCAAGGAATTTCTCTTTTTTCAGTTTTCAAATCATCAGTATTGATAATAAGATCTGGAGATGCGATACTCTTATAAAGATTATCAGTAACTTTTAAACTGATTTTAGCGGTTTGACGATTGATTACAACATTGCCAACTCTATAAAGATTGTTAAGAAATCTTTCGCTTCTTTCTTCGCCTCTAATTTTATCAAACCAGTTTCTATAAAATCTTTCAATACGTTTATTTGGATGAACAAGTCTAATGCCCTGACTAGCAAAATCACCCATAAGATCAATAACATTTTTTACCAATCCAACACGATTATAAATAGCATCCGCTTTTCCTAAAATACCACGAATATGTGTTGGAACGCTCTCTTCTGGACGGAAATAATCATAATCTGCACGAGTTAAACCAGGACGGCCAGATGTTAGACCATCAAGATTAGAAAAGTCTAAGCGATAACGGCTATTATTAGCTACAGTCTTATTTACTAGACCAAATTCATCCAAGCCTTTGCTAGCTTCTGCTAAAGCTTCACGTTTATCGGCTAAATTGCCATCCTCCCATGTAACATAAGCATTAAGAGGTTGATCCTGAGCAGCATCAGGAATATTTTTATTTTCTTGATCTTTTTTTCTTGGCATAATAGTATTGCAATAGGATTATGATGGGATTATAACTAATATACACAATTAATGGTGAATACCCATATAGATATTATCGTTTGCATTGTTCACAAACCAATTCGGCCCTTTATACATTTGACCATTATGGTCTACCGCATCTTTTGCATTAATTCCAATTACATCATAAGTAAATGGAGTTAAAGATCTATTCAATTGTCTAGCTAACATATTAGCAATTATTAAAGCACTATATCGGTCTTTTCTTAATTTACCTTTTTTACCATTGGGTAATTTAATTTCAGGAGTATCCCATCGATCTCTAGCATTTGGACCAGTGCTAGTTTGAGTCATAACTATAGTAGTTAATTCATTTTTAAGTTCTTCTATTTCTAATAAACATTCGCTTTCATTATCATATAAATTATCAAGATCAGAATCTAAAATATCTTTACCATCTTTATCTAAGGCTAATGCTAAACTTAATTGATCAAATCTTGGAAATAATAAAATTTTATCTTCTAAATCTTTTCTTAATCCGTGGTTAGCCTGTGCTGTCCAGTCTGCTCTGGCAAACTGCACAAGTTCCAGAACATGCAATCCTTGTTGATCATCAGTATCTTTTGGTTTATCTCCAATAGCAGGCCATATTAATTGTTCATTTTCTTCAGCTTTGCTAGGATCATGTAAAGCTTCTTCAATAGCAACTCCACCACCCTGAGCATCCATACCAATTCTGGCACAAGGAAATATTTTCATTAAGTTACGAATTTTTCTAGCACAGAATCCATAAAAATCATGCTCATTCACCAATCCAGTTTTTTGTCTATCTTTAAAATTATTTCTATTAGTTGTCCAACAATAAACTACTCTATTATGTGTTGGATGTAATTCTATAACTATAATACTAAAATTATCTTTTTCTGATGCTGGGTCAATTCCGTATACATATTGAAGATTAGGATTACCTTTAGTACTAACATCAAATACTACTGGTGATCCATCAATAAGAATTGGTTTAGTATCGTTTGCCACACAACTTTCAATCAATGATCGTCTAAAAAATCCATCACTATCTTCTGTAAAACAAGCAGCATATTCCATATTATATATACCAGTATGAATTGTTGCTTTGGCTCTACTGACTTGCTTATCATCCATGAAGCCTTTGGGAATTAATTCGTATGGAATTCTTATAATACTATAATCTTTCCAATTAAAGCTTTCTGGTACTTCACCCTTAAAGATTTCTTCTAGTTTAGTTTTATCTCCCTTACTATTAATAATAGCTTTATATCGTTTCCAATACTGCGCAAAATGTTTAAAACTATAATCTGCTGTGCCAGAAATAATAGCTTGATTACCTTTTTTAATTTGTACAGCTTCTAGTTCGTCATTCCACAATCCAGCATCTTTCATAGCTGCTTTTTTAGCTTCTTCTTTAACATTTTGTATAGGACTAGCACTAACAGCAGCGAACCCTGATACTACTGTCTCATAAATGTCTGGTGATATTGATGCGAACTCGTCAGCGATGATGATATGTGCTCTTAAACCTCTGATCTTACTACCATCACCCATAGGAATAGCAACTGTCCAACTCTCGCCCAACCTCATGGTACATCTATCAACATCTCGACGCGGACCATCATCGTTACCAGTATAGATACTTCGTAATATGGGACTATTACGCCATATTGTTTCCATATATTCAAATATGATCTTACTCTGTCGGAAAGCAGCGCCCACCACCACGATTTTAGTTCCCGGCACAAACACACACTTTAGTATGCAATATAATGCCATCAAAAAACTCTTACCAAAACCACGACTCGCAACGAACATTGGAAATGAT